ATCCTCCGTAAGTTTTTCTACTACAAACATAGTATGTTCTAATTCTACATGATCCATGGCTATTGTGTCAACTTCTCTAGACGAATTTCCATCTATTTGTCCATCTACCATGTCTGCAATATATAGCTGATTGTCTTTAATCCAATAAGCTTTATCTTCTAAGATCATAACTTTAATATGATCCCTATTTAAATACTTATCAGACTGCTTAGGCTTACTTTGCTTGATCTCTTCCGCCAGACTAAGTCCAGTCAAAAGCTTATACAAATAGCTCTGTGTTCTCTGAACAACAAACTGCTCTTCTTTTGTTTTCTTAGACAAAAAAATATTGGACACATAGGTAGCTGCCATGGCAATTATGGCTCCAACAAGATATTCCATAATAGCTATTCTCCCTTATGCCTCATAGCCTCCATAATAGAATAAAGAGTCATTCGCTCCTCATAGGCTAGCTTGCTCACCTCATCTGGATCAAGAGCTTTTTCAGTAATACGAACAACAGGATTTTCTTCCATCTTATTCATTGAAATAAATCCCTTAATCCAAAGAACATCAACTAATTCTAAAAACATTTTTTCTGTTTCCTCACCGACCCATGGCATTGCTTCAACAAGCTCAGGAGTAACTTCATAAAGAAATTCTCCAGTCTCTGGATCAATAGAACTAACTTGGACAAGACCCTTTAAGATTAATGCATCAAGAACCCTGCCAATCTCTTCATCAGATGGTTTATCAGTCATCAAAAATCCTAAAAGTTGTAAATGCTATGCTTTAATCCAAGACGTTCTCTCTCGTCTACTGTCTTAAATGCAAACTTATCCATGGCTTCTTTACCAGACTCACTATCCACAATTTTGGAGTAGTGGTGGGAACAAAACATTAGCTCTCCAGTTACCCCCTCAACCTTAACATAAGCCTGTGCACCACAAGAGTCACAGCGATCTAGCAAGGTCAATTCGTACTTCTTTGTTTGTTCTGCTACCGTCAAGGTTATACCTTTCTGTTGTCTGTTTTATAGAAGCCACTTCCATTAAACGTAACTCCTACATTAGAGTATACCCTCTTTAGTGGCACATTGCAAGTTTCACATTCGTATGACCCGTCAGGGTCTGTGATAGATCTAAAAATAGTATTAGATTTACCACAGACCCCACAGGCGTATTCATAGGTTGGCAAAACGTTATGCCTTCTTACGAGGAGATCTTGCCGACCCCTTTGGAGCTGACTTCTTAGCTGCCTGAGCTGCTCGCTGAGCTTCTAGACTAGCTGCTTCACGCTTGGCTGCTCTAACCTCTGGAGTTGGTACAACAATAGAAGTTAGAATAGAAACGATACCAGCAAGAAGGGCTACGCCACCTACCTGTGTCCAATCAATTGCCGAAGCAGTAATGAGCTGGTCACTACCGATAATAGCAAGAGCTGCTGCTGCAGCTGCTTTGACTGCCGTCTCAAGGGCTGATGCCCAGAACTGAATAGTAATCATATATATGTATTCCTTTCATTTGACTACATATTAATGTTACAGCATTTTCAATTAGAATGCAAGTTTATCCGTCAGCACCTTCAGAATGTTCTTCTTCATATTCACCGAATCGAATTCTCTTATCTTCATTCCATAGTCTTACATCTTCATATGTTGCTGATGTAGTATAAGCTGTTACGATGATTGACACTAGAGCTACCCCACCAATAATCATTTCAACACCAATTTGGCTATCCATGAGAACGGTAAAAGCACCAAATAGAACCATTCCAAAACCAAGGATGTAAGCACCGTGAATGAGTCTACGTCGGTATCTCCAGCTTGGGCCAGTTGCTAGTGCTTCATCGTCTGCACTTCTTTGAATCTTTCTTCTATGTGATCTAGCTTGCATAGAATTAGATAATGCTGCTATGACATTTGCCCACATTAGTATTTACCTGCATTCAAACAAGCTTGAAGGGCACTGATTGATCCCTTGCCGAAAACCCCGTCTATTCTACCAGTGTAAAAGCCTAGAGCCTTAAGCTTAGACTGAACAGCTTTGTATGTTAGAGGGCCAGGTGCACCATCAATTCTGCCATTATAGTGCTCTTTAGCAGATCTTTGGACAGACATCCAAGTCATAACACCTGGTCTGCCATCAACACGACCAACGTAGCCATACTTTTCTTTGAGAACAATCTGCCAAGCTTTCCAGGTATTGCGACCAAGCCTACCATCAACCTTAATTCCAGTTGGTGTAAGTGGTGTAACAGAAGCACCAGTCAAGTAGATCTCTGGATCTTTCCAACCATAAGACTTTGATGTTCTGGTTTCAAAATGTAGGTGTGGTCCTGTTGACTTTCCTGTGCTTCCGCTAGTGTAGATTTTATCTCCAGCTTTGACACGATCTCCGACATTAAGATGTGTCCTTGTTTTGCCGTGGTAATAAGCAGTATAAAGATTAGATGCGTGTTGAATGATTACAACGTTACCGCCAGACTGTCTACGTTTAGCAGCTGCACTTAGACTATTCCATTCTTTTGCAACGTGTACGACAACGCCATCACCAGCAGAAAGAACATCAAATGTTCCACCGTAGTCAATACCTCTGTGCATAGTGCCTAAAGCACCACTAATTGGATCTCTTCTTGGCCCAAATCCGCTTCTTTTAGCGATTCCAGGGGCAGGGTTTTGTAGTTTCATAACTCCTCCTAAAGTATAAAATTATTATATCATGCTACAATATTAGTATGACTACTCACAATATTTATACCTTATCTGACTCTACCGCTACCAGAATTACCCCCAATGGTACACACTCTGGCATGGATATTACCATCCAAAACGTTAACTTAGATGGATACATTTACGTTGGTGGCGAAGGCGTAACAGCATCAAGCTATGGATATAGACTTATGCCAAGCCACGCCATTTCTTTTGAGCTTTCTGGAAGCGATGACCTATACCTAATCGCAGAAAATGCTGACATGGATGCAGCAGTGCTTCAAATTAATCTTGAGCAGGGATACTAATGGCTAGATTTACTCACCCAGCAATCCGTAGCTATGGCTCTACTGATCTAGGAACATGGACAGTAGAAGGTGGAACTGATGGAGATCAGCCTACCTTCACTGGCGATCCACTATTTAGTGGTCATTGGACTCTAATTGATGGTCTATGTCATTTTGCAATTGATGTTGACATGGACAACATTACTGATTTTGGCTCAGGCCAATACTTTGTAAAACTACCATTTGTTGCAAAAAACAACTATCTATTTAGTGATGGTTGTCTACACGATGATTCTGGTGGAGACGAATACTCAATCCTTGGCCACGTCGAAGCTGGCTCTGACGTATTAACGCTTCTGAGTGTTGCTTCAAATGGAAGACAGGTTCCATTTGAATACAACGTTCCAGTGACACTTGCCATTGAGGATGCCTTCCACATCGCTGGAATATTTGAAATAGACGCAGAACTAAGCAGCTAAAGAATTAATCTTATCTGGCTGGAAACCTGCCCAAGACTCACCATCTGTTGTCATAACGACAGGTGCAGCCCTGTATCCCATAGCAATAAGCTTATCTAGTTCTTCAGGATTAGCGATAATATCAACTGTTTGATATTCCACCCCAATTTTGTCCATAAGTCTTTTAGTCATATCACACTGTACACAATTATCTTTGGTATAAACAGTTGTCATGTCGTCTCCTTTTCTTGAGTTGAATAAATCTATTATACATACGTTTATGAGTCTAATTTAAGATATGACTCAAAAGTTACTGGGAATTTTTCTTTAGAAAGATCTAGAACTGCCCCAGCATATTCCCTGATCTCAGACTGTGCATCATGTGGCAGACGTTGCTCCAAGAATGTCAACACACCCTGCAAAGAAGTAGTCCAACGCCAACGAACATACATAGCATATGCTGGTAGGAACAGACGAGCAATCTCTGGTGCAATGCCAGACTCCATGGCTGCATGATATTGCTTTACACCATTAGTAATTTGAAGATCAAGCTTCATAGAATACTCTTTGCCAAGATCTTCATGGACAGGATGCCCACTACCCTGCTTGCTATTCTCAGGCTTACTACGCCACTGCTTTGGAGAGGGAACATAGAACTCCTCAGACTCAGTAATATACCTACGAGAAGACTCATTCCAACCATTCTGGTCATCAACATGCGTAGAAGACACAGCGTACTTCCACCATTGACGTGCTACAAACAATGGTGCATAAACCTCAAAGGTAATTGCAGCATGTCTAAAAGGTGACGTGTGCTTCTCCCTAATCAAAAAGTTAATTAGTTTCTTATCTTGTTCTTTGATCTCGTCAGACTCTCTGTCATAAGAAACCCTAGCTGCATTCACTACAGACAGATCACTGCCCATAGAATCAACCAGTCTTACATACCCTTTATCTAATACATTAATTTGCATTTTACCCTTTCTGTCCCCTCTGTCGGACTTGAACCGACGACCGACGGATTATGAGTCCGCTGCTCTAACCAGCTGAGCTAAGAGGGGAATGTCCTAGTCAAAATAATACTGTATGTGGCCTTCGCCATCACACTTATTGCACTCTGCATTCCACTCGTCCTGATGAGAATCATAGCATTCACAAGGCAAATAAGCACTAATGTCTACATCATCATAGTAGTCACCATGTGCTACCTCAACAATGTGCCAGCCATGTGTTACCCAGCAGCAGCTAGGTGGATCGCCAAAGAAATGAAAGCCAGCACTTAGCTTAGAGTTCTCACAAGTGTCGTGATCAGTCCACACGTAGCGTGGATCTTGCTTCTTCATGAGTTCAAGATTATCTGCAGAATACTCAACGAACTTTACTGGTCTATAAGTTTTTACCCAGTCATTGTATGCTTCTTGGTATTGCTCTGCAGTAATCTCACTCATATAAATATTGTACACCCTCAAACTTTATCTGTCAAGCTGGAGCAACTGGCCTGTTCAGAAGGGTCATAGAAGCCTCCTGTGGCGATCTGCCAGCCTTTCTTGTATTGCATGGTCTACAACATGCCACTGTATTTAACCAATCAGAAGTCCCACCATTACACTTAGGAATAACGTGATCTATAGTGTTAGCATACCCGTGACAATAGGCACAAATATATCCATCACGCTCCAAGACACCTTTACGAGAATAGTGAATGATGCGTCTCTGATACTTCCACTTTGGGAAAATATACTTAATTAGTTCAATTGAATGTGGGATAGGATACGGCCCAAACCGTCCATCCTCCGATTCTACCTTGATGTACGCAACACCACGGTATAGCATAGTAATAGCTTTTTTAATTGACACAGCACCTAGGATCTCTGATCCACCACCATTATAAACAATTACAGCTGACATCTCATTCCATTATACTCTCTCTTTGTGCCCCTGGTAGGATTTGAACCTACGACACACGGATTAGAAGTCCGATGCTCTGTCCACTGAGCTACAGAGGCATATTAAATTATTCGAGCCTCCTGTCGGATTTGAACCGACGACCCTCGCATTACAAGTGCGATGCTCTGGCCAACTGAGCTAAGGAGGCAATTATTTAATTATGTTTCCCAACCTGCCCTTTTCCAGGTTCTAGCTTTATGACAGTTAGCACAAATGATATCACACTTTTTGATTTCTTCCAAAGCTGCTTTGATGCCCAGCTTAGAACCAATTTCAGTAGGAGAACCACTCTTCTCATATTGGGGCAAATGATCAAACTCTAAAATAAAATGATCGAACTTGCCACCACAATCAACGCATCCAGAATCTGTCTTAATCTTCTGGATTGTTTTTGTAATTTTCCTTCTAGTATCTGCATTATATTGTTTCTTATACTGGTATGATTTTTCAGAAGTATGATAAATAACAGATGCTACAGAATAACCAAGCTCCTGAGCTATTTCTTTATTTTCTTTTCCAGCTTTCTTCAATGCTAGAATTTTATCTTTGTCAACATTTCTTTTTGCCATCATATTCCAATCTACTATGTTGAGCGACCCTGACCAGACTTGAACTGGCGACTTCCTCCGTGACAGGGAGGCACTCTGACCAACTGAGCTACAGGGCCATATTTAGTTATTTAAGCATCGCTCCTAGGAATTGAACCCAGTCCTGCAAGGTTGGAGCTTGCTGTGCTACCGTAACACTTGAGCGATTCGCTGGGATGCCTGGACTCGAACCAGGAACCTTAGAGTTAACAGCTCTCTGCTCTGCCAATTGAGCTACACCCCACCTACATAAATAGCTTACCCTATTTCTAGGATTTCGTCAAGTGTTTCATAACCATCATCTTCAACACCAACTGCAGTCAGAAATAAGATAAAGGTTTCTTGAATGAAATTTTCAATAGCAGGAGTTTGCTCTGTAACAATCTGTTCTGCCACCAAAAATGCCAACGGCAAGCTTAGATCATTATAATCAAAGAAATCCCTTAGTGTTGGTTCATGACGATACCTTACCCATAAATCAGAAAGTATCTCACACTTTGCCTTAAAAGTTGTTTCCATACCTACCCATTTCTAAATAGTCTACTTAGGAATAAATTCCATATGTTGTTATTGAATGAAGGCTTTCTGCTACCAATTGGCACACAGGCTTCACCATTGCTTGACAATAGTTTAGCTAGATCTTCTGCTTTAATATATCCAGATCCATTGATGCCATAGTCGCTACCCCAGGAATTTCTCCAACGATAAACCTCGTATGTTTTATTTCCAATCTTCATTGCTGGATCATAGCCAGTGATTACTAGACAGTGACCACCAACAGCCTTACCAGTAACAACAACCATACCGCTTGGCCTAGTGCTATACATCCCCTTGTGCCAAGGAATACCGATTACCACTGGGCCAGTAGCAATGACAGCTCTACGAACATCATCAATTCCAAAGCACCACCTATAGCTATCGATAAATCCTTCTTGCTGCATGATCTTAGCACCAGCAAGAACAGAAGTGCCCTCATAGTCTTCACCAGGCCACTGGTCGATCTTCTGTGCCCTCTTGTAATACTGAATTGCAAGAGAGTTAGCTAAGTTAACATCTGGCTGTTCTTCTGGAGCATTAGGCTCAGCAAGAAGATTACCCATCCAACCAAAACCAACACAAGCACCTTCAGAGCCTTGATCTAGAACGATACCCTCCTCCCACATAACTCTTTCACTTTTAATTCTTTGACCTTTAAGGTATGAACTAATTCCATATCTTTTTGATCTTTTATCGTGAAATGGTTTCCAGTTTAGGACACGTTCATTATGATTCATCTTTATCTCCAAATAGTATAATCTGTATTGCTGCAGAAAGAAATTGTTCTACATAAATGTCATCTTGTAGTTTTTCTTTTAGATCTTCAAAGTCATCTTCTGGCACTGACATACTAAAAGTATATCAGAAGTCCCAATCGTCATCAGTGGTGCTCTCGTGCTTACCAATGACATATGATGATCCGCTACCGCTGAAGAAGTCGTGATTCTCGTCAGCATTAGGTGACAGTGCTGCCATAATAGCAGGATTAACATTAGTTAGTTCTGCTGGGAACAACGCATCAAAGCCTAGGTTCATTAGTGCTTTATTTGCATTGTAGTGCAAGAACTTCTTTACGTCTTCTGTTAGTCCTACCCCGTCGTACAGGTCAGCAGTATACTTAGCTTCATTTTCAAACAATTCCATTGTAAGATCATAAGCGTATGCCTTGTATCTATCCTTAGCTTCATCGACTAGATTGGCATAACGCTGCTGGAACTTGTAACCAATGTAATAGCCATGCACAGCCTCATCACGGATGATGAGACGAATCATGTCTGCTGTGTTAGTTAACTTAGATCTTGACGATAGATACATTGGCCAGTAGAATCCAGAGTAGAACAAGAAAGACTCTAGCAATACAGATGCAATCTTTCTTTCCATCTCATTCTTGCCATCATATCGCTTTAGGATAATCTCTTCTTTC